AGTTGCTGGAACTGGAATCATCCTTGCACCAAACGCATCGGTCAACTTCACCACATTCAATGGTGCCGTAACCGCAATCAGTAGCGCATCGGGCGGAACGCTCGCAGTAGCAGAGGTCTAATAATGTCAAACCCTTTCTCAACGGAAAACCTCCTCGGCGTCTCCAAGGGCGCAATGGTTGGTCACTCTTTTAATGGAAACCAGTACACAGGCGGTCAAGGCGGGGGCGAAAAAGCACCAGTACGTCAGGAAGACCCAAACCGATGGACTCCACGTCAATCCCTTCTCTCTGATGGCGCTTTCTTCGCAACGGCTCATGACCAGCAAGGCGCCCTGAGAATGGCGCAACAGCATGCTTTACTTGCAAGCAAGGCTCAGTCGAGTGGGGACGATAAGGGTGCAAAACTGCACCAACTCGCCTACAAGAAGTGGAACGCAATCTACAACATGCCTGCAAGCAAGACCCAGGATGACGATGTTTGGGCACCAGCAGTTCAAGCAACTCAACGTGCTGCTAACTATGAACCAAGCGCCCGTGACCGTGTTGCTCAGTCAATGCTCAACGAGGGCTAGACAAAACCCCATTTTCCAAATCTAGGTGTAGCATTTTTCAAGGAAACGAAAGGAACTTTCCAAAATGATTCGTGTCGCAAACAGCAACCCAACAACGGTGTCCTTTGAGCAAACAGTCGCCAAGAGCGAGACCGTAAACATCGCCCTGAAGCAGATTGCCAAGGCCAATTCAGCACTCGGCGTTGCCCGTGTCGACCTCGACAACGCTTCGTTCCGCCTTGCAAAGGCCGAAGAGACAATGAAGGCCACTGAAGTTGCTTACTTTGAGGCAGTATCTAAGTCCGCTTGGAACAAGGACGCCCTTCAGAAGGCATATAACAACGCACTCGCTGGCTTCCGTGAAGCAGACAAGAACTTCGCAGTTGCGAACAAGGCTTTTGGCCTCGCACAGGCTACGGTCGATTCACTAAACGACCTGGCAAAGGGAAAGATTCCAAACCGTTACGGCCAGATGGTCGAAGAAGACTCTTCGGTTCCAGAGGGCGAAACAACCAAGGAAGACGACATCGTTGAAGTCAAGCCTTCGCAAATCATGAACCAAAACGGTGTAATGGTTCCCGACTTTTCTTTGGAAAAGGCTGGCGACCCTTCGACCATTGAGGGTCTTGCAGAACTTGCATCAGACCACGAAAAGAAGGCCGGAGAAGCACGTCAGGCTGGCGACATGAAGGGCCACTCGGCTCACGCTTCAGAGGCCGGTCGTTTGCGTGGAAAGATTAACCAAATGCAAACCGAGGCCGACAACAACCGTAGCGTAGAGAAGCGTGAATTCAGCAACGCCAAGCGAATGGAACTTGCTCACGCAGGCAAGGCCCTCCCAGACGGCTCATTCCCAATCGAAAACAAGGGTGACTTGCAGAACGCTATCCAGTCGGTTGGACGTGCTTCATCGCCCGCCAAGGCCAAGAGCCACATCATCCGTCAGGCACAAGCACTGAACGCTGTGGACATGCTCCCAGAAGAGTGGACAAAGCCTTCGGTTTCAAAGGCTCAAAAGACTGAATGGAAGAAGCCTTGGGAAGACGACAGTTCAGACGAAGACTCATCTGCTGACGACTCATCAAAGCCAACCAAGAAGGACGCATCGCTTCTCGTACTTTGCCCATCATGCAATGGTGACAACAGCGACCAGTGTTCAAACTGTGGTGGTCTCGGAACCGTTTCGGACGACTCATCGGACGACAGTTCAACACCAGTTGCAATGGGTAAGGCAAAGAACGCAAAGGCTACAAAACTTGCTGAGGGAAAAAACGAGGGTGCTTCTGAGGATGACTCGTCAAATGATGACTCAGAAGAGGATTCAAGTGGCGCCCCAATGAGCAAGTCTGCTTTTAGCGTCGAATCACTTCTTTACCCGAACAGCCTGAAGAATTAGTAAGGGGCACGGACACCGTGTCTACTTCCGAATCAATAACAAAGGCAATCCAAAACTGGATTAGTCCTGTTTTTACCAAAACCACGCCTACCTTGATTGAAAAAGGCGACGTGGCCGGTCACGCCTTCCATGGAAATCAATACGAAAAGTTTGATGACGCCATCCAATCGGCAGCCGAACTCGGAAGTAAGTCTTATTACCAAAACAAAGAAATTGACTCCAGGAATGGAGACCGAACAGTCGGTAACGTTGCGCAAATGGTTCACTCATCCCTTGATGCAAAGGACGTGCTTAACCAAGCAACTGCTCTTGCTAAAACAGATGAACAAAAAGAACAAATTAAAAGAGCCACTTTAGGCGTAAGCCGTGATAGCCAAATAAAAGCAATAAACAGAGGCTTTCAGTCCCTTACTGGAACTGGCGGAACCCTTCTTGACAAGAGTGGAAATATCCGTGCGCCACGAATGGCAGAAGTCCAGAGCGCATTGCAAAAATCAATTTCAGCAGTTAATGACCAAAAGGCATCGGCTTCCGAAGAAATCGAAAAGGGTCAAAACGGAGACCCCGTTAGTCCTTTGTCCCTTGTAAAATTTCTCTCATCGGGCAGTGAGGAAAGTGCGTCCAAAATAGCGGACTTCATTTCTGCAACTTATCGTGTCGCCGGGGACAATCAAACAGCGCTCAACTATCGCAATCAATCAAACGATTTAAAAGCAGAAGCAACAACGGCAGACAATCAATTAGCGTCCGTTTCACAGGGATACGAGAAACTTGCTAATGAACTAGCCACCAAAGCAGAAGACCCCTCAAACGACTCGAATAGGGGGGCTCTTCTGGACCAGTCGTCAAGGCTTTTTACACAATCGATTAGAGCGTTGAAGGCCACAAGTCTTGCCACCCCGCAAAGACGATACTCCGTGACTGACGATGAGAAGGCTGTTAGCGATAAGTTGAACGGTCTGAGGCAAAGCGCCGAAGAAACTTCGGTCAAGTCTGGAATCGCAAACCTACCATCACTTCAATCATCAAGTGATGACGCAATAAAAAATCTTTCCTCCGCAACTGATATTAATAAATTTGTAGCGTTGGGACAAAGCGCCATTGACTCAGCAAGAAGTCTGTACGACACAGCCCAAAGCATTAAATACAAGACAAATGACCCGACATTATCGACGCTTACAACAAAAATAATGAATGACAGTCAAAGCAGGATTTATGCTCTCGACTCCGCAAGGAGTTATGCCCAAGGGCTTATTTCGCTTGACAAAGCAAAATCACAATTGCCGTCAATTGAAAGCGAAAGCGACCCGTCGGCAAAATACACCCTTGTATCCACGGCTCTTGATTCAGCATCAAAAGCCGTGGATGGTCTTGATGCAAGAAACATGAACTCTGGTTCAGAAGACTTTGTTTCTGGCCTCGGAATCTACCGACAAGGTGCGTTCCAGGAAGCGAAGTCACTGCAAGAAAGCCTTTCTGGGGTTCAGAATTTAATCAAGACAGACAAGTACGTTGCAGACGGAGACTCGGCACTTGCAAACTCACAAGATTCAAGCGCAAGCATTTCCGATAGGTTTCAATCAGCGAATCAAGCGCTAAGTAATTACGAAACCGCAAAATCCTCATTTAGGAACTTTGACCTAACAACGACTAACGGCGCCCAAAAAATTGCTCAAAACATTGACAAAATTGTCAACGTAAATGCAAAGTACGACCAAGCAACGCAGAATCTCTTGGAGGTTTCCGCCCCCTACTTTGCAAGTAAGGTTGACGAATACATTGCGACAAATGGTGCGGGAAATGATGGAAGCGGAATCAGTAGAAATGTTTTTGAGAACGCAATTACTTCCTATCAAAAACTGTACGACCAGGCAGTTGCATCGGGGAACTCATCAGCACAATCTGACTACAAGTCCGCTCTTGACGGCCTAAAAAACGCAAAGGCAACTGAAATGCGAGCAGTTTCTCTTAGAGGAAGGCATCAACTCTAATGTCAAACATTCCAAACTCAATAGCAAAGTTTCTAGAGGTAACAAAGGGCGGAAAAGGCTCTGGTCGAAAGCCGGGGCACGGTTTCGGCGGAAACCAATGGGTCAAGTACGACGAAAATGGAAACCCGCTCCCCTCTGAACGTGCGAGCCGTTCAAAAACTCCTTCTTCGCAAGGCGGGAGGGAAGAATCAGCACCAGCGCTAGACCCCAAAATACAAAAAGCCGTGGAAGTCTCTTCGACTATTTCCAAGTTCCTTGGCGTTCCAGCAGACCACGTAGATAGGTTCAACCAAAATATGACAAAGATTTTGACCGACCCAGAGTCATATCGTCAAAATCTTGAAAAGCAAGCAAAGGTTGGAACTGCGGATACCGAAAACGCTGCGATTCTTGGAATGATTGGATGCACGGCTCTTCCAAAGGTAGTGCCGACATCAGAGTTCGACAAGATGACAAGCCCGTGCTATTTCTCAGGATTGACAACACGCAGTGGCTCTCAGCCTCTTTCAGCAAAAATGTCGAACCTTATGTATGGAGACACCCCTCGTTACGGTGGCCCTGCATGGGGTGCTGCTTTTTATTCATCGTCAAAACTAGGCTCTGCCCCACACGACTACGCCACAAATAGCAGTGAGGGTGGAATCTTCCGCTATCGCTTTGACAGCCCAGACAATGTTTACGTTGCTGGCTCAAAGGGCATGGCAAAAATGACAATGCTTGGCGATGAAACAGTTGGCGGTAAGTCTGAAGCAGACAGCCTCGGATTGAAGCAAATGCTTGTAGACAATGGTTACACGCAAAATGAAGCAAACGCTATAGGCATTGCGCTTTGGGGAGACAGTTCAAAGTCAGCAAGCACTACGCCAGCAATTGCTGGGTATGACGGCCTCTACGAGCCCAGTCGTGACTACATGATGGCACTTAACCGTGGCGGTCTTATATTTCCTGACCAGTATGCGTACTGGACAAACGCCCGTCCAACTTTGAGGGAAACTTCTAGCAGTATTACGCCATCAGGCGTTACGCCGACCAGGGATATAAAAGTTGCTACGGTACCGACCGACCAAACTTTTGACACAACAAAATCAGCACTTCCTGTTGAAAAGGGCGAGTCCGCAGGTCACGCATTTCGTGGGAACCAGTACACGGTTGGCGAAGGCGGAGGAAGCAGTTACAGCAGTCGCTATCGCTACGCACGTTCAATCGCAAAGATGCTTTACACACGCTCCTCGAAGGCGGAGACTGGTGACGGTAAGTTTGGTGGAATCACTGGTGCCATCCAAAGCGCAGCAGCCCAAACTGGTGGAACACCAATTAAGCCAGAATTCCGCTTAAAGACAGTCCAAAGCCTTACTCGAAAGATTTTGCTTGACTCAAAAGACGTTTTTGACACACCAAGAGGGGCAATCGAAGAGGCTTCAACAGGAATCGGTGACGCACTTCGATACACCATCTCCTACCCTGACGATAAGTGGGCGAAGGGCGTTCAAGACACCCTTGAATCCATGCGTTCAGAGGGCTTTGAACTAGTGCCGGGCAAGGACAAGAACTACTTCAACGAAAACCCCGATAGTTCGTACCGTGGAATGAACTGCGTCTTTAAAGACTCCGTTACAAACCAATTGTTTGAGTTGCAGTTCCACACGCCATCATCGCTCGCCATGATTGACGAAGTTCACCCGCTCTACGAAGCGACACGGACAAAAGACCCGAACTCGGAAGAATACACTCAGGGTCAAGCCCAAATGAGAAGCATGTGGGCAACCGTCCCAATCCCGCCTTTTGCCAACACGGTTGGAACCCCGGCCGTAAAGAAGTCGTTTGACTTCTAGTACCGTACAGTTGTATAGTAGTCCCCGAGAGGATTTTAGTTTATGAGCGAAAGCATTTACTTTTACAGCATCGCCCAGCCGTTGGAGGGCGTTCTTGGCTCGGCAACAATCAGCAACGGCGAGTTCACCGAAGTTACTAGATTGGCAAAAATCTTTATCGATTCTATTAGCAAGCGTTATACAGTTGAGAACGCTGGTCAAAAACACATTTCTGACCAGGAAACGTTTGACATTTTAAGTAACAACTGGACAAATGGGGCAATATTCACCTTGCCAAAATTATTCACAGGTGAGCAAATAAAGGAGTATGTAGGATGAGCGACGAAAACCAGGATTACCTCTATTTTCAATTGACCTCTTACCAGGACAACAGGCCGATTGCTTACTACAGGGTTCAGAAGAACCTAGGAAACCCCCAGGCATGGGATTCTGTTAACAAGACTTGGAAGCCAAGCGCATCATTCTTTGACAAGTACTGGAAGGGCGACCCAGCCCTTGACAGCCTTGACAGTGACCCAACTGTAGACCTTTAGTTTCTCGCACTTTCCAATTGTTGGGATAAAGTAGGGGGTAGTTCTAACCCCACTTTTAAAGGTCTTTATGAGCAGAGCAGACAATGAAATCAGCGCATGGTTGTCCAACGCTCGTGAAATAGAGATTCACAAGGCAGGTAACGCCCAGGGGCTAATTGACTGGTACAACGCTGGAGCGGATGGCCAGATAAATTGGGGCTCACCTGGGGATTTTGAGGCTTGCGTAGCAATCGCAGGCAAGCACATCGACAATCCAGAGGGATTCTGCCAACTTCGCCACATTGACGCCACTGGAGAACCAGCAGGTAAGGCCGAGGGGGAAGTAAAAAAAACCGAAGAAGAGCCTGATTACACGGGGCTTTTTTCTGGGCGAAAAGGCGAGCCCACAGACAAAGACCTCTATGAAAAGGTAAAAACAGAGGCAAAGGCCAAGTTTGATGTCTACCCTTCAGCGGTCGCCAACGGCTGGGTCGTACAAGAATACAAGCGTCGTGGCGGTAAATACCAAAAGACGGCCACATTGGAAAAAAGCGCCCTTGACCAAAATGAAGAAGTAAAAAAGGGCGGGATTCTCAATAGCGTCATTGCGGGAGTTGTTGCTTCCCACCACGTTCAAATGAGTTCAGCACTTGTCGGCGGAATCGCAGGAGTTGCCACCGCCCTTGCCTTGGCAAACAAGAAACTGAACGGTTCAACAGACCCAAATACAATCGCCAGCGTCGCTCAAAATGCGGTAAACAACTCAATCACCATCGACTCAGGGCCAATGGCAGAGGCTTTGACGAGTCTCTACCTCGAATCTGGAAATGCTGGCGTTTTGGCGGGTGCGGGGCAAGTTGGTTTTTCCAATCCAGACGCCCAAAAAGCACTCGACGGCCTAATGAAGAATCAGGCTCAGATTCTTAAAGGTCTGGATAAGACGACCCTTTCACTCATCGCCACCTCAATCCAACAGGGCATAATCAGCGGAGCAGACATTGGGGATGTGACGAGCCAAATAAATGCCCTAGTCAACAACCCCGCCCGTCTCAACATGATTCTCCTCACCGAATCCGTAAGGGCATACAACGCTGGGATTCTGGGGGTCTACGACCAGGCTGGAATCAGCCAATTTAATTGGATTTGCACGGAAACCGCTTGCGAGCAATGCGAGGCGGAAGAAGGTGTCCATGACATGGGCGACGACGTTCAGCCACCGTTGCACCCCAACTGCCAGTGCGAAATAACGCCGGTCGTGGAAAACCAGATGACGAAAAACTACGACCCGCTTGGAACTTTTTCAGCACCGGCAAAGCACTCAGCCGATAGTGCCCAAGAATCTGCCATGAAGGGCGACCAACTTCGTCAATTGGGCAAGTGGGAGTCAGCGACAATCGCACATCAGTTCGCTGCTTCTAAATTTCGGGACGCTGCTAACCATGAACGCTCATCAAACCACCCTCACAGCGCCGACAATGCACGGATTTTGGAAGAAAAAGCGGGCGAGCAAGACCAGCAGGCCAAGACCGCCTACATGATGTCTGTCGCTCCGACACACTCTCCAGCCGAATCACAGATTACAAAGTACGAAAACCCACCGTTCAAGCAAGGCGCTCAGGACTGGGGCTACTTGGACACCGCAGAGCATGTCCTCCTACCCGATACCCAGGCAAATTTTGAAAACGAAGATGAGTCAAGCAGTTCGACCGACCACATCCAACCAATAAGCGTTGCCTACATTCAGGGTGCATTGGGTGAAGCGAATGAAGACAAGTAACCGCTTCGTCTGGCAAGCAGGCGACGTTGTTTTTACCAAAACGGTTTCCAAGGGTGACACCCCAGGTCACGAATTCCACGGTAATCAGTACACGGGGGGCGAAGGTGGAACCGCTACTTTGGAACGTCCTGAAATACTTCCGTGGCAAAAGAGCGACGAGTGGGATGGCGTCTTAAAGTCCTACGACTGGATACGTCAGAACTGCACTGGTTTTACCGACCAAGTTGGCAGTGGCATGACCCCAGCCGACTCAAACCTTACAAGTGCCGAAAAGAACGCTTTTACCGCATACACAGTGAGCGGTTTCCAAAACATCAACACCGGGCTTCGAACGGGTGAGTACCCAAGCGGTAAGGCACCCGCCGTGGACATAATGCAAAAGGCGATTATGTCTAATACTTTAAAAACGGGGGCTGTCGTTTTTCGTGGCGTGGACAAATTCAACATGGGGGCGAACAAGGGGAACAACAACACACTTAGTTCTGGCGATATATTCACGGACAAAGGATTTGTGTCAACGTCTCTCAGGCAACCCGTAGCCGAAAACTTTTCTCGCAGTCTGGCGATTCCAGCAGTGGCAGAAATCACCGTCCCCGCAGGAAGCAATGCAATTGGAATCTTGCAAAATGAGTCAGAACTGGTTTTACCATCAGGCTCATCGTTCAGAATTGATTCTGACGAGGGCGGAGTTGTGAAGATGACGTATCTTGGCGTGGGTGTTCAGAAGGGCATCTTCCAGCCAAACTTCCAAACCTTCACCAATACGGACATAGTTCGAAGGGCACCGCTCGAAGGAGAGTTCAAGGGCAACCAGAACAACGGCTTCACCTACGTCGACTTTGCCGACGGTTCCCGTGGAATCGAAAAGCAAATGAAGGACTGGTACGGAAACAAGACCGGGCGCCTTTACAAGGCCGAAGTCCTAGCAGCCCAAGAGTTTTTAGCATCCCGTGTTGGCGCAGTAATGAACGCCCCCGTCCGTGACTGCCTTTTCTCATCAACTGACGCAAAAACCGTAATCATGCCCTATATCCTCGGAGAATCGGGCGAAGAGCGTGGCGGGGACGATGTACCAGACAACCACCAAGGTGCCTCGCTTCGCCTATTTGACTACCTCACAGCGAACTCCGACAGACGACCTAAGAACCTTATGTTCGCAACAGATGGTCGAATTGTGGGTATTGACCACGCACTCTGTAACTTCAGGCTTCGTGAACCATCACCTGAGTTGATTTCTCAACTTTGGAACCACGGAGTAAACGCCGAAAGCCTTTTGATTCTGAAGCCAAAGTTGGAAACCCTTCGTGGCATTTTTACCACAATCGGTATGTCGGACAAGTTTGACAACATGATGGCCAATTTGGAATCTCTTATTGACAAGTTCCAAAAAATAGAGAATTACGCCACAATCCAAAAGGGCGATATTGAAGGACATCCATTCCACGGAAACCAATATGAGACTGGCGAAAGTGGAGGCTCAGTATCACCAGACGCCAAGCAGTTCATTACCGACTCCGCCAGCAAGTTTTTTAGTAAGGGTGGCAAAGTAACCTTCTACGATTGCAAGAGCAGTCAAGATTCCTACGATAAGTTCCCATCCCTTTGGGGCGTTGGTAAGGGCGAGGGTGGCGAAAACGACTACTCCAAGGGTCAAGCAGCAAAGATTGACCGAGCCCTTGCCTCATCAGAAAAGAAACTTGAAAACACAACCGACCCAGAGATGAAGACGCAAGTTCTTCGAATCACCAACGGTTACAGAATGATGGAAGATACGCTTAACGACTTTATGTCGAGTGGCGGAAAGATGATTGTCGCAACAGACAAGAACGACCAAATCTGCGCCATCATGAGAATTGGAAACACCGATGCCAAGGGGAACGTCTACATCCCTGAATTGGGCTCAACCAATAAAGTGCCTGGCGCTGCGACGGCCATTCAGTATGAACTGGCAAAATACGCAAGCGAAAACGGCTGGGGCGTAACAGCGACCGCTGGTCGAGGCGCCGAGGGTTATCACCAGGCGATTGGTCGAACAACCACACCAACGGGTCAAATCGGTGAAGACGGATACGTTTGGAACAGTTCTTCTTGGACGCCACAACAATGCGCCGAGATTGCCTCACTTTCAGTTAAGAACCCAAATATCGAAATCGCTAAGGGCGATGTAGAGGGGCACGTTTTCCACGGAAATCAGTATGAAGCAGGTCAGGGCGGAGAAGAAATTCCCGTACAAAGATTGGTTCGTGCTTGGTCTATAACAGACAACACTGATAAGTGGCGTCAGTTAAGCGATTCATGGAGCCAGCAACTGCAAAACGCAGTTCTAAACGCACCGCCATCAAAGTCGGAATTGTTTTCGGGTGTGAGCGTTCCACCAAATGAACTCGAACAAAAATACGGCATTGGCAAAGAACTGAAAATGACACTTGCTTCATTTACTGACAAGCCGAGCGTTGCTAGAGATTTTGCTTCAAAAAGAGAAGGCTATAAAATATACAGTACGCCTAGAAGCAATTTGAAAGTAATACTTCACCTTCCCGCAGGAACCAAAGCACTTGACACAAACCAATACGGGGGCGTTGCCCGTTTCCACGAGCAAATTGTAAGTGGGGATTTCGTTGTTGTCAGTCAATCGAAATCGGCTGGTTACACGAACGTATACCTTCAGCAAAAAACAATTCAAAAAGGTGACGTTGCTGGACATGCTTTTCATGGCAATCAATACACCGGGGGCATACGTGTCTATCGTGGCGTGACAAGTTCCGCTGGTCGCCAAGCGACCCTCGACGGCTCAATCGGTCGAGGGACATCGGGAGATGCTCTCTACATGACAAGCAGTTACGACATGGCACACGCCTATGCAAACGGCTATGGAACTGAAAACCCAACCGAGCCACATGTCATGTCAGGAACAATTAGCCCATCGGCAAAATTGATTGACAGCAAAGACCTCCCAGACGAAATTGCAAACGAACCAGAGTCAGAATGGCTAAAAGCAAATGGCTACGACGGAATGGTTATTCACCACAATGGTGGCGGGATTTTCGGGGATGAGCAAAATGACGAAGTTGTCATTGTAAACCCCAGCGTTGTTAAGTGGGATGAAGAGGATGCAAAAGAGCCCGGTGTTGAAAAGGCGAAGCCCAATAAACACCTCGTCGAGGCAGAGGAATTACGTGAAGACGCAAAGATTGCCCAACTTATGGGCGACTTTGACGGCGCAAATGAACTCCACTACAAGGCGATGTTAGAGCGTGAGAAGGCAGAAAAAATCACCAAGGGCGACAAGCCGGGGCATGAGTTTCACGGAAACCAATATGAAAAAGTTGGTGGTTTTCAGGCTCTGAAGACGACCGAGGTTGCCAAAAAGTTGGGTAACAAAAAGATTCTTGGTGGCGTCCAAAACACTGGTTTTACCAAAGTCGAACTGGCAGACGGCTCCATCGGAATCATCAAGCACGGCATGACCCAGGAGGATGCGGACAAAGAAGTTCTAGCCTCCAAGATTGGAAAGGCGCTAGATGCCCCAGTCCGTGACGCTGTAATTATCAAAAAGACCCCCAGCGGAAGATGCGATGTCCTTAGCCCATTCGTTGACGGAAAGGTAATCAGCACTGATGAAGACCTTGACCCGTCGGAAGTGGCCGAGACAATGGGCGCAAAGGCTCAGACAGACATGGCACGAGTCCAGTTCCTCGATGAAGCAATCGGCAACCCTGACCGCAACGTCGGAAACGTCATGGTTTTTCAACACGACGGCACTGAGCGACTTTTGGGAATCGACCACGGCCTTTCCTTTAGTTACGAACCAGACGCCCACGAACTTCTAGACCTTGCCCAAAGCGCACACTATTCAAATGCCGAGATAACCAGGGCAGACAAAAAAATGCAATCACTGACATCTGACGCAAGCGTCCCAGAGAGCCTTCGGATGAACATTTTGAATGAAACCATGCCCGCCTGGAACGGATTCATGAAGGAATGGTCAGCAAACCAAAAGCCAAGCAAATAAAGGCTTTTGAGCCACTATAGGTCGGTATTCTTGACCTAAATGGCTAATTCCTCTAGAATGGTTGAAGCCCCCACGGGGGCGACTACCCAAGGAGGTTGTTCTATGAACACCAACGTAAGTAGCCGAGCATCGTTGCTTGGTTTGTATTCCTCTGGCATTGGAGCCCGTTGAGAGGTACGGTGCGAGGGGTTGTGTTAGCCCTCGCTACGACAGTAGGAGCCTTCCATGGAAGCACTCCGGCCTCTAACCATTCCGTGACCCCTGCCGTCCAAACGCAGGCCACCGAAAAGGCTGTTTTCTATGCCCACGTTGACAACGCACCATTGGCACCGCCAGTAGCGCCGAGCCCAATGTCAATCCTCCCTGCTTCCAGCCGGGCTGGGTTCATCTGCATCATGTGGGATGAAAGTCGCTCAACGCCGAGCCACCTAAACCCGAACGACCTGAATGTCAATTCGGGCGCCGGGGGCATCTTCCAATTCCTCCCGTGGATTTGGCAAGCCGGTGCGAATGAACTAGGAATCACCACCCAGTTTGCTAATGAGGCCAGTGTCACGGAGCAGTTTGAAGTTGCTTCTTGGTACTACGTCCGAAACAGCGGTTTTTACCCCGAATGGTCTGGCGACAACTGCTAGAGAATGACTTGCTTTGTATCGGTCATTTTGATACCGTTACGCAATGACATTTGAACAGTGGTTACAAGTCGGCGTAGAGAACGGATTTTGCTCCGAAAGTTTCTGCAACACGCATGACGGTTCACCGACCGGGGAAAAGGAAGAACGTTTGTGGGAAGAGGGCTACGACCCTTGTGTCCACATGGTTCGACTAGGGAATCTTGCCATTTGGGAGCAAGACGCACAAGACTACGCCCAGGCAGATGTCCACTGAGAACGTACCAGTTGGATACTGGCGATTTGACGACGTTCACGCAAAATGCTTGCACGAGCCCGACGGGACTTACAGCGTAACCATTTATTCACCGGACTTTGAAACCGAAGACGACATGGATAAGTGGAACCAGGATATTCAAACCATGTTGAACGAAATCAAACGAAGGAAAAATAATGGCTAAAACCTGCAAACACAACTGGGTGCTTAGGACAATGGGTGCCAAAACCTATGTAACGTGCGCCAATTGCTCAGACCGATTCCCCGTCGACCAAAGTGCTGACGGCTCCCCCTACAAAGGACCTGTTCCGGAAAGGTACCAAAATGGCTGACCTTCTCAAATCAAACTCCGAACTACGCAAAGACCGAATTTGGAACTGGACACTTCCAGCGTGGAATGTACGCCTTTCCAGCGGGAAACTATTCAAGACCTGTCCGAACGCAGGCGTATGCGCCCAGTATTGCTACGCCCGAAATGGCACATTTATGTTCAGCAACGTTAGGTCTGCACACCTCAGAAACCTGGAGATGGTTCTAGACGCCCCAAATGAATGGACTGATGCGATTAACGCAGAATTGTCTAAGCCAAGGTTCCGTCCAAACGGAGAACCAAGGTCTTTCAGCAACATGGTCGAAGACGAGTGGCTCTCTGAGTGGGCTAAAAACGGAGGCTCCGCAGTCAGAATCCACGACTCTGGGGACTTCTTTTCCGAAGAGTACTTAGATTTGTGGATGGACATTGCCGAGAAGAACCCCGACGTTCTTTTCTACGCCTACACCAAAGAGGTTGCGATGTTCAAGAAGCGCAAGTTCTTCCCAGTCAACTTCCGCTATCTTTTTAGCACCGGCGGTCTACAGGACGACTTGATTGACGCAGATTCCGACCGACACGCTGATGTCTTTCCCACGCCGGAAGCGATTGAGGACGCCGGGTACGTTTCGCAAGATGCCAGTGATTTGCTGGCAATTATGTTGAATACGACCAGGATTGGCATTACAGCCAACAACATCAAGCACTTTAACAAGAAAATGGCGGGACGACGATTCAGCGAACTTACAATCAAAAAGAAGTGATGGAACGAAGCAATTACACGTCTCGCACCGGCGATGACGTGGTTCGTTACGTCGCTAGATACTGGGACGAACTTGGCTGTTCACCAACAATTAGGGATATTTGCAGGGCTTTTGAAATCCGAAGCACTTCCACTGCCCTACGAATTGTCCGAGATTTGGAACAAAAGGGGAAGATATTCCGTGACCCCTATCGTCGCTCGATAAAGGTCGTTGACGGTAAAACAGAGGGTTTTTGTCGTCATGATTGGCGGGTCAGGAACCCGGAATCCAAAGACGGCACCTTCATCGTCCACTGTCTGCATTGTCAAAGAATCACGGAAGTCGAATTAACACCAGATTCGGAAAATCCAAGCACATGGTTACGATACGTTGGGGAAGTACGGTAAAGTGACAAGGGTATGGTAACATCTGTGGAGAATCTGTTGACAAAGGAGAATACCGTGACGCAGACAATCAAAGAAGCATCAGACAAGGTTTGGCAAGCCGTAACCCAGGACGCCTACGACGCTGGGGATATTGGTCAACTCATCTCACTCGCACTTGACCTTCAAGAGCGATACAACTCGCTTCTGGTGGAGAACGATGAACTCCGTGTTCACAACCAATACTTGGTGAACGCCGTAGAGATTTCTGGACGCCGAATCGAGCAACTGGAGCCATTCTCGCACCTTGTTCAGTACGCCGAAGAAGTAGAGCCATCGGTAAAGTAATCATGGCAAAACTCACTTGGCGCTCAGAGGACTTTGACCAAATCACCGCTGACAACTCCCCCTATCGGTACACGATTTGGGCGGGGAAAGACCAGCCCGCAGAACTCCGTATTATTCGTCGTGAAAACCTTGGCGGAATACTTTCACCAATGTACGACTTTTCTTTGTTTGCAAAAGACATCAAGAGCGCAATGAAGTTGGCGCAAAAGATTGACCGTCTTTTCTCAAAGCACTCTGACCACAACAAGCCAGTTTCTCTGTAGTCCACCACTGGTGTCACACCAGTCTGCTATGTTGTTGGGATGAACTCAACCCCAGTTTACCTGAGCAACAAGCCGACCGGCATTTCTCCAAGTCGTGTCAATCAGATTGAAACTTGCCCAAAGCAGTACCAATACGTTTCAATTGAAAAGTTGCCAGAGAAGAAGAAGATGGCAACATACAGGGGAACTTTCTTCCACGAAGTCTTGGAAACGATGTTTCTTCGCACCGCAGAATCACCACAGGAGCGAAGCGTGGAACTTGCGCTGGAGATTATGCGAGAAATCGTGCCCGTCTCTTTGAGCGCCGAAATCGCCGAAGAAATGGAACTCGATGCGAAGGGCGTTCAGACCTTTCTGGCCGATGTCTCCAAATACGTCCGCACTTACTTCACAATGGAAGACCCCACATCCGTCACCTCAGAGGGGATTGAAGTTCGCTACGACCTAGACATGGGCGGATTCGGGCTCCGTGGAATCCTCGACCGCCTTGACCGTGACCCTGACGGTTCCCTAATAATTGTCGACTACAAGACGGGCAAAGTTCCCTTTGGAAAGTACAAGGATTCAGCACTTCTCCCGGCGAAAATCTACGCCTATTTGTGCGAACAAGTGCTTGGTGAGCGACCAAAGACAATCCGACTTCTCTATGTCCAGTTTGGAAAAACACTTGAACTAAGCGTGACAGACAATGACATCGAACTTGCCGAGCGACGTGTTCGTCAGGCTTGGGGCAAGATTGAAGAGTGGTACGAGGCTGGCTTTTTCCCAGCAACAAAGAACAATCTCTGCGAAAACTGGTGTTCATTTAAGGACATCTGCCCGGCTTGGCATGACGAGGAAGACTTCCCCTTCTAGTCAACACTTGCATTTTCCAAAACGTACTCTACGATTTGTTTTGTCAAGACCGTTGGGTTTTTACCACACGGAACAAGTCGCAAGGAAGAGTACATGGCACGAAAGTTAGTACGACTCAACATCAAGGAGACCAGTGGTGTTGACCACCCTGCCCACCTTCACGATGGATGGGTTGTAATGAAGTCTGCCAATCCTTCCGAAGTTACTGCCGTACTTGACGAACTCCGCCCAACCAGTGATGGTGACGGCAACCCTACTGAGGCGCCCGCTTCAGTAGTTTCCAAGACGGAAGGAATCACTATGCCTGAAACGGCTCTTACTGACAACGCAGAAGTTGTTGTCATTCCAGAGTTGGCGACCGAGGCTGAGATTGTTAAGGCGATGCCTGCTGTAGTCAAGAAGATGCTTGACGAAAGCAAGGCCACCGCTGAGGCTGCTCTCCGCAAGGCTCAGGCTTCAGAGTCGGCCCTCATTGCCGAGCGTAACGCTCGTGCTGACGAGGCTGCTGTACTGAAGGCTGCCCAATGGTCACAACTCAACCTTGACCCTTCAATCGTAGGTCCAAGCCTTCGCCAACTTTCAGAAGTTGACGGCGCACTTGCCACCGAGATTGTTAAGGCCCTCGACTCAGCGAACGCTCAACTTGAAGCGAACGTTGTATTCACCGAAATCGGAACGGACGCACCTGCTGCTTCTGACGACGCTTTCTCGAAGATGGAATCACTTGCCAAGGCAGCAGTTGCCAACGGCACTTCACCATCATTCGAGTCGGCTCTGATGTCAGTTGCTCAGTCAAACCCTGACCTCTACACCGCTTACCTCAACGAGAAGGCACGATAAGTCATGGCTTACGAACAGAATCCATATGCAATTAAGGTAACGATGGTCGCAGACGCTTCAGCAGCGTCAGGCACCAGCACCTCAGTTGCTCTTCAATCACAGTTCACCTTCGTGAAGATTGCTTCGGCATCTATCACGGGTGCGAACGAATCAGGCTCGGTTGCCACTGCTGTGAGCGCCGCTACTGACCGTCCGCTTGGTGTCCTCCAGAACCAGCCACGTGCTTGGTTCAGCGCTGCTTCAGCACTCGAAGGCGTTTCGGAATCAGAAATCACGATTTCGGGCGTCACCAAGGTTGTTGCTGGTGGAAGCATTTCCGTTGGTTCAGTAATCGGTACTTCTGCAACTGGCACCGCCGTTGCAATCGTTCCCGGCACTGACACCACTAAGTACATCCTAGGTACGGCTCTGACCGCAGGCGTCTCCGGTGACATCATCACCGTAGTCATCGACTGTGGCAACGCAAGCCGTGCTGCATAAGGCAGAGAGGAATAAACCATGCCACAGCCAAACGTAAATAACGTTCACATTGATGCAATCTTGACCAACATCTCGGTTGCATACATTCAGAACACTGCAAACTTCATCGCCGACAAGGTATTCCCAGTAGTACCTGTTGACAAGAAGAGCAACCTTTACTTCAAGTACACCAAGGACGACTGGTTCCGTGACGAGGCTCAGCGCCGTGCCGATGGCACTGCATCTGCTGGTTCAGGCTACGGACTGTCAACCGACAACTACTCTGCCGACGTTTTCGCCTTCCACAAGGACATTGGCGACCAGACCCGTGCAAACTCAGACAACCCTCTGAACCCTGACATGGAAGCAACGCAGTTTGTAACTCAGCGTTTGCTCCTCCGTCGTGAAGTTCAATGGGCTACTGACTACTTTGCATCAGGCGTATGGGCTAACAACGTTACGGGTTCATCCTCGTACTCGGCGGGTAGCACCACTTACAAGTGGAGCGACTACGTGGAGGCAACTTCATACAACTCAAACCCAATTACGGACGTTGAGTTGGCGAAGGCCACCATTCTTCAGAACACTGGTTACGAGCCCAACACGCTCGTTCTCGGCTACGCCGTATTCCAGACCCTGAAGAACCACCCATTGCTCGTAGACCGTTACAAGTACACCCAAGCCGGTGCAATTGTTACTGAGGACCTCCTCGCACAATTGTTCGGTGTTGACCGTGTTCTCGTTGCTAAGGCAGTTGTCAACAGCGGTAAGGAAGGCTCAAACGCCCAGTCTTACAACTTCACTGTTGGTAACAACGCTCTGCTCTGCTACACCGCTCCAAACCCAGGTTTGATGACCCCATCTGCTGGTTACACATTCATGTGGACTGGCGTTTCCGGTGGACTCGGCACGACCGTTGGTGTTTCACGCTTCCGCATGGAAGAGTTGAAGGCCGACCGTGTTGAAGGCGAAATCGCTTTCGACAACAAGGTTGTTGCTGCTGACCTCGGTTACTTCTGGTCAGGTATCATCTAATCATGAGCAACGAAACCCGTCGTCAGTACCGTGCAGTAGTTCCCTTTGAAACTAAGGGACCGAACCACGTACTGACGGCGGGGGACGTGCTTCCCGAGGACTTTCAAGACGACTTCCTAGAAATTATGCTAGGTCTCGGTAAGATTGAACTCATCGAGGCGCCTACCCCCGCCCCAAAGAAGTCGGCACCAGTTGCCGAAACACCTGCACCAGTTGCAGACGCACCAGCAGTCGCTGATGCACCCGCTGAAGACGCAGAAATTGCTCCAGCGCCCGCCAAAAAGACTTCCTCAAAAAAGGCGTAGTTTAACTTCTCAACCCTTGCTTTATGCAGGGTCATGGGTTAATCTTTCAGCATGTCACTAAAAGATGCTCAGCAACGTCTCAAAAAGGACGTGAGTTGTCGGACTCTTGCTGTCTATCAGGCTCTTGATAAAGAGGACAAGAAAACCTTTGATGGTTTTGTCGCTGATAAATTGGCTCCCGGCGCAATTCACCGAATCCTTGTTATGGACGGAATTAAAATCGGCGATAAAGCAGTTCGTTATCACCTGACTGGTTCATGTGTCTGCCTTGAAGGGTCGGCACATAAGGGGGCTTATCGTGAGTCTGCGTGACGCCGAAAACTCCCTTCCAAAGCGTGTCGTCCCCAAACTTCCCAAGGGCTATGAGCCTGAAATCAAATGGGACGGTGCGAAGGGATTCGGCTTCGTAGACAGTCAGGTAAAACTCTCGCCAGAGGACGCTACTGACCCAGCAATTTGGGAAGAGATTATTGCTGATTGGGGACTAGACCCTAAGACCACCGAACTGGTTGACGGCTCTATCCACATCCGTGCCTGGGACACCAACGCAGGCGAGGGTGAAGTAAAGAGGCTCAAATACTATCGTGCCCAGATTCGCAAGCGCACGGAGGCCGAGGGCGTAAGTAGCATCAACTTCGAAAAGTTGTTTGACTCTGTAATTAAGCGCAAGCCCCCTGGTAAGTCAAAGAAGAAAAAAGACACTGGGAACAGGGCTTTTGCAGTCTTCTTCTCCGACTGGCAACTTGGTAAAAACGAAAGTGGTGGCGTAGAAGCAACCATCGAACGAATTCACCTCGCCCAGGACATCACAATCGAGCGAATCAGGGAACTCATCAAGGTCGGACGTGCGCCAAACGTCATCTATGTATGCGGAATGGGCGACCTTGTAGAAAATTGCTCCGGGCACTACGCAATGCAGACATTCACAGTCGAATTAAATCGACGTGAGCAAAAGGATTTGGCAATTGCGTTGATTGACCGATTCATCGAACTTGTGGTCGACAACTTCCCTGACATTAAGATTGTCATCACCGCAGTTCCAGGGAACCACGGCGAAAACAGGAACTCTGCGGGTAAGGCATTTACTTCGTGGACTGACAACGACGACTTGGACGTTTTCAGCACTACGTACCGTATGTACCTCAAAAACCCCCAGAGATACAAGAACATATCAATGCCTCAATTTGACGGGCTTATTCAGGAAGACCTGACTGTCACTTTGGACATTGCTGGCGTTCCAGTAACCCTTGCTCACGGGCACCAGTTTGGAAAGGGCCCTGGCGGAAGCGTCGGAAAGATTGAATCCTGGCTAAGGGGTCAAGCCCTCGGACGAACCCCGGCCTCGCAATGCGCCATCATGGTTTCAGCACACTTCCACCACTACATTGGCTCAGAGGCCACTGGAAGGACTGTTTTTCAGTGTCCAGCGATGGATGGTGGGTCTAAGTGGTTTACGTCACAGACTGGCGCTAATTCGCCCGCTGGCATGCTTACGATGGGAATTGGACTCGATTATGGCGTCCGTGGCTGGGGAGACCTGTCAATTCTATGAGTTACTACCTCGCCGGGTCGCTTTACACCGACAAAAAGTCAAATGAAGAGGCGCTAGAACGGCTTCGTTCAAAGGGTTTCTCTGTTTTTTCAGCATATGAATCGGGCGAAACCCAAATAAACGCCTTCAAAAAGATGTTTGATTGCGACGCAATCATTGTCATGCCAGGATGGGCGATGTCAGAGCAAGTTCGTGGAGAGGTCTTTTTAGCACTTACCGCAAATTTGCCCATCTTTGCCTACCACCACCATCGACCAGAACTTTTGGAAGAATTGTCGAACTTGAAGATTGTCACCCGAGCGGAGATGTTGGCAAAGTGAGTTCGTATAAGGCTTGGAAAGACGGCACGGAGGATGAGGGCTGGGTTCAGACGCCTTGGGAACTTCTTCCTGGCGTAAGAACAGGCGAAGAACTAACCCGTGGCGAAAAAGCAGCAGATGCTGTTCGAAACCGCATGGGTTCATGGGGCTTCGTGGGTTTTTTCCTGTTGTTTATGGCTATTTGGGCGGTAGTGAACGTCTACTGGCTCAACAACAAGGGGTTTGACCCGTACCCATTCATCCTTTTGAACCTTTTTCTCTCCATGCTGGCTGGCTTGCAAGGAGCGATTCTCCTAATCGCAGCCAAGCGAGCAGATGCGGTTGCTGCGGAACAGGCGCTTTCTCACCTTTCCATTTCCAAATCAAGCAGTGAGATGATTCGTGAAATGCGAGCAGAGATTTCAGCAATCAAGAAACTCCAAGAGGAAATACACGGCTTTGTTGAGGCGGAGAAAAAGAAAAATGTCTAAGAAACTCTGGGAAGAATGTCGCAGAATAAACAAGTTTCTACAAGAGGAAGAAACTAAGATTCGCAACATGCGAGAAACCCGTTCATACCCAGTTGCTTCACAACCATTTATTGCGACAATCTCTGTTCACAGCGGTCATCAGACCGTTCAGTTCCCAGCCGGAACCGAAATAAATGCAAATTCAGCAAACAATTCGCTGGAACAAGCCCTGATTTACCTGAACGAAGCAACAAAAACAGTCCTTTCGCTCCTTCAACAAACACAGCCCACGAAATCAGTAACGTGCTGTGGAAATTGCAAGCGTTCCTTGTAGGTTCATCGCCTTATGGCAACGGGTTTTTTGAAAACCTGTGGCAGACTATTACTCAGTAGACGCCCCTCTCTAGGAGTATTTAATGGCACAGATTTTTTCCAACGAAGGCTTGACCGTAATCCTTAACCAAGTGATTACCGCTACGCCAACGACTTATTCAAACCTTTACGTCGGTCTTTTCACCAGCGGTTCGGGGTCGACGGTTCCAGCGAACACAGCAACTCTGTCTGCTTTTGGCGGCTCATTTGCTGAGCAAAATGGCTCAGGATACTCACGTCAAGTTGTTTCATTCGGCGCACCTGCCTCGGCGACTACATCGGTTCTTTCGACTACTCTTTCCGCCCAAGCAACTTCAGGCGTATACATCGTCACCCTTACTTCAACCACTGGTTTGGTTGTCGGTATGAACATCGTCATCGGAACGGAAAGCACGAAGGTCATCACTGGTCTCCCCGGCGGAAACCAAGTAGTTCTTTCTTCAGCAATCGTTTCGACCCAATCAAACGGTGCAACTGTTACCGCTGGTGACGCAGTTAACGGTGAAAAGACACTCGGCGCACAGGTTACGTTTTCCGCAACCGGCCCCTGGACTGCATCAACTGGTTACTTCATCACAACCGTTGGTTCAGGAACTTCAGGAAAGACCTTGTACTTCAGCAACTTCGCTGACGGTTCGACGCCAGCGCTTGCTGCGAATGACACCTTGAAGGTAACACCTACCTGGTTGATGAGCAACTAATCCTCGGTGGTTAGGAGCCAACAATGGCGTACCCCACTGAGATAAACGCTTTCTCATACAGCGGTGGAGCATACCCCACTTACTTAACAGCAGGACTTGCCTCGACCTATTCACCAGGTCAGACAATCTCTCTCGCCGATACCGCCACATGGTACGAAGTAGGGCACGACGGACAAGCGACTTCAAACCCGCTTGGGACATCGGGCAATTTCCAAATCACCCTTAACTTCGCTTCCGGCGTTGAGGAAAAGATTCTTTGCTCCTCAGTCAACCTTTCGACTGGCGTAGTAACGGTTTGGGAAGATGGCGTCAACAATGGTCGTGGCTATGACGGCTCGGGGATTTCAGCACACGCAGTCGGCGATGGAACGACAAAAGACTGCTTTCCATCAATTGGTGGCTCAGACCTTGTACGAGCAAACCTTGGCGTTCGTAATTCAGCCTTAGACAGCACCGTTGTCCACCTCAGTGGCACAGAGACCATCACTGGTGCAAAGACCTTCTCTCAGACGGTTGCAGCGCCCGACCTTTCCTTGGCTGGTTCAGGAAGTGGCGCTACAAACCTTGTATCAAAGGCGAGCGCATCTGGAACCCTCACAGTTCCTTCAGCAACCGACACCCTTGTTGGTCGAGCGACAACGGATACGCTCACAAACAAGTCGATGGATGGTGGTTCAAACACCTTCACCAATATTGGAAACTCGTCTCTGACGAACTCCTCCATCCAGTTCAACTCAACTCCAGTCAGCCTCGGCGGTTCCGTCAGTGTTGTAAATGCTTTTTCGGCAGGGACAACTGGTCTTACGCCAAGCACCGCAACATCTGGTGCAATTGTTCTGTCTGGAACGCTTTCCACAAGCAACGGTGGTACTGGCCTTACTGGTTTCGGTTCTTCAAACCAGGCAATTTACTCATCATCTTCTTCAGCCCTTGTTGCCGGGACGCTTCCTGTCCTTGCAGGTGGTACGGGCGTAACAACTTCGACGGGTTCTGGCTCTGTCGTTCTTTCTACGAATCCGACAGTCAGTCAACCAACGTTCCAAAACGGATTTATCCTTAACGGTACTTCTTCGGGCGCAATCACCATCGGTGTACCTTCAAGTGCTGGCTCCAACACAATAACGTTCCCAGCAACAACGGGGAATGTCGTCACAACGGGCGACACAGGGACCGTCACAAGCACAATGCTTGCTGGTTCCATCCCAGACTCAAAACTTTCCACAATCAGCACCGCTGGAAAAGTCGCAAACTCTGCCACCACTGCGACAAACAACAACACTTCAAACGCAATCGTCGCTCGTGACGTTTCTGGAAACTTTATTGCTGGCACAATTACAGCGACCCTGAGCGGAAACGCAACGTCAGCAAACACCCTTTCGACGCCACGTCAAATCAATGGAGTCTCCTTCGACGGCTCCACAAACATCACCATTACCGCCAATCCATCCGGCTCGGCGGGCGGAGCCCTTACGGGTACATATCCAAACCCAACACTGGCTTCAGTAAGTCAGACAAACACCACTGGCTCAGCGACCAACTCATTCGTTTCATCTGTTTCTGTCGATTCATACGGACGGGTAACGGGTCAGGCAACAAGTCCAATTAACGTTGCGACCACAAGCCAACAGGGTGTTGCATCATTCAGTTCTTCAAACTTTGCGGTTACGTCTGGGGCGGTGTCTCTTGCCACGGGCGGTGTTCCGAACACTGCTCTGGCAAACTCGTCAATCACCATTGGTACTACGACAACCTCTCTTGGCGGAACAAGCACAAGCCTTGCAGGTCTGACCTCTGTTTCAGCAACAACTTTCGTCGGAAACTTAACGGGTAACGTTTCTGGAAATGCAGGAACCGTAACAAACGGTGTCTACACGACAGACTCTGGAACGGTTACAAACACCATGCTTGCTGGCTCAATCGCCGATAGCAAGTTGAACACGATTACTACTTCGGGCAAGGTTGCAAACTCCGCAACAACAGCGACGCAATCAAACACAGCAAACGCAATTGTTGCACGTGACGCAAGCGGTAACTTCAACGCAAACATCATTACCGCTAACTTGGCTGGTAACGCCACAACAGCAACGACGGCCACAACAGCAACAAACGCTCAAAACTCGGCAATCACCAACGACCTTTCAACGAACTCAACGTTCTACCCAGTATTTGTAAACGCAAGTTCAGGCAATGCTCCAATCGAAACATCATCAACAAAACTGATGTTCAACCCATCGACTGGGACACTGACTTCGACGGTTCTCTCCGCTTCTTCCGTAACGACCGGGACAATCAACAACACCGGAACGCTTACGCTCCCAACAAGCACTGACACTTTGGTTGGACGTGCCACGACGGACACACTTACAAACAAGTCAATCTCTGGCTCGTCAAACACAATCACCAACATTGGTAACTCGTCCCTGACCAACTCGCAAGTAACCATTGGTTCGACAGCGATTTCCCTGGGGGCGACTGCAACGACGCTGGCTGGCCTCACTTCAGTTTCAACACAATCAATTTCTATAACAGGAATCACCGGAGCAACTGCTGGCAATACTCGACTGGTAGGAACTACCGCATCAGGAGCGCCTACAACAGGAACGTTCTCCGCAGGTGACGCAATCATTGACCAGACTGGAAC